TATATACTCGTTAACCCTTATAATTATTTTTTTATCACTTTTGTTATTTTTTTATAACTTTTAACATTTCTTTAACACTTTTTAGTAATAAAATCATTATCTTTACTATGTAGTAAGGAAGTAAGTTTATGAGGATTGAAAGCTACAAAGTAGAGTGTCCAAAACTTTAGTAGGGCATATGAAGCAGTAACCATTGAGCGCATTCTGCCTGAGTAAACCTAAATAAGGAAGAAAAGAAACCAACCAGCACCAACTAGCTGTTAAAAAAGCGGATAATTTCGCAATATAAATAATTGGAGATAAAACTATGCTTTTAGTGTTAAAGTGCTTGAGAATGTTTGAAAAGCGAAAACACTGTTATAAATCGCTCCTTGCCACTCGCAGGCTTACCGTATTAACGGCAAAGGGTTGCAACCTTTGGGAGCATCAAAAACAATATTAATTTTTAAAATTACTTATTATGAGAACTTTACAAATAGACTTTACAAGAATAAACAATGACATTAACGGTAATCCTAGATATGTATGTCACTTTTTAAATATTAGTGATGATTATTCAAGGGCTGTGAAATTAGCAAACAAAATAGGTGGTCGTAAATTCCACAACAAACAGTATGGCGGTGGAATTGTATTTCAATCTTACAACCTTGGAAATTTACAAAATTTAATTAACGAAATTAAAGAAAACTAAATATAATTAACCTACTTAAAACAAATCACATGAAAACAATTACAAAATTAACAGGTACAACAAATTTATTTATTAACTCTATTACTATAGCTACTCTTGGTTTTATTGCTTTTTGCTTGGTTATGGTAGTAACTAACATTGACCCGAATACAATAACTTTTGGAGGGTTTTAATTATGAAAACTATAAATTTAAAAGAGTCTAATTTAGTACAGATTAAAGCATTTTTTGAAACTAAATGTAGAAATAATGACATTCAAGGGTCTAAACTTGAGGCTTTATATAATTTAATTCAAAAAAAAGGAGAAGTTATGAAAATAAACAAGCCTCATAAATTCGAAGGCTTAAAAGCTTTAAATATAGGTGATGGATTTTTTATTTCATTAAAACACACGCCTATTAAAAAAGATAGCTTCTTTCCTTGTAAATTAGACCAGTTGTACATGCAAGAGTTAAAATAAAAATTCAATGACAAAAGGCACAATGTTTATCAAGAAAGAAAAGAAAGGGTTTACGCATTTTGTAGACCCTTCAAATAATAAAACTTTTGCTTTCATTGGGCGGAACTCTGGAGGCTATTTCTTCGCCTTTGGAACTCCTACGCAAAAAGGCGGATATATCGCTTTCAATGTAAAGACAAAAGAAGAAGCAGAAAACAGAATTTTAAACAGTAACTAACATGAAATCAATAAAAATAAAAGCAACGCCAAATTTTTCGAAAAGAACTTTTACTATCAGAAAATACTTCAAAAATGAACTTTTAGTAAAATACAGAACATCAAAAATGACTAAAGAAGAATTTGAATCAGAAGAAATGAACACCCAAAAAGATTGGGAGAATTTTTTAAGATATGGAGACTATTATAAGTGCTAAAAAACATTAAATACTAATTAATAGCAAATATTTAGATTTAATTATACCGCTTAGTGTTTTACATTGGGCGGTTTTAAAACACTCGGCAGACATCATAAATATTTATGGTAATGTGGGAACTCCTTTCGAGGAGGTCGTAAAGCGACCTAAGAACAAAAATAAAGTGATGTAACCTAGAAATAGGAAATGCGGTAAAATGCAGGTTCAACTCCTGCTGTCGAGACAAAATTAAAACAACAAAATTATGACCTCACAAGAAGCAAAAACAAAACTAATTGCGCTCATTGTAAAAAATGGTGTAAATATACCTAGCTATCAAAACAGAGAGTTAGAGCATTCACATAATAAATACGGTTCATGGTCATTGGATTTTGTGTTGAAATATGATGCTTATAAAAAGAATTATGTTTCTGCTACACATTTAAATCCAGAAGAATATGACTTTGTTTTAAGTATTGAAGATGTTGAAGAAATTGAAGTGTATGTTAACAATGACCAGATTTTGCTCAATGACAAGGATTTAACAGAAATAGAGGAAGCAATATTAATTGCTTGTAATAAAGAATTATAACCAATGGAAAAGAAAATACTAACAAAAAGACTAAAAAGAATTGAGATTGAGAAAGAGTTGAAATCTCATATAAAAGACGAGCTTTTGCCCAATGCTTTAAACGATATAGACTTGCATGTAAATAATTCTAACTTTAAAATTGAAGCATTTACAAAGGGAGACCCAACGATAAAAAATATGATTCTAAATAAGTACTTTAGGTCAGAAGAGAACTTTAATAATTTTGTATCTTGGTTTGAAGCTATCATTGACCGACCAATGACAGACGAAGAAAAACAAAGAGCAAGAAATAATTCAATAACTAAATTTTAATATTATGTTAATAACAGGAAAAATGCAACACGACGCAACAGAAGATGAAAGGCTAGATAAAGAAATGGAAGATGAAATATTTGAACAAAAAAAGCACCTTTCAAAATACATTGATAACATAAATAGCTTACTAGGAAAATCTAGGTCTAAAGAAGTTAGAAAATCAATGATTCAATTTTTAGTAGAATCTTTATAAAAAACCGCCCAATGAAAGAACCCAAATTATTAAACACCTACCAAAAAATATTAATACTGTTAGCTACTATTATAGCTACTGCATTACTTTTAATTAATTTAAATCACTTTTAAAATATAACCAATGAGCGAAATCATATACCTTAAAAAAGTCTGGAATCTAGGTTCTGAATCCTTTCAAAAAATCATAAAAAATGTTGGGATATTGAATGTTGATGAAACACTAGGTATTTCAACTAAAAAAGATGTAGAAACAGATTCTATTTTAAACATAGCATTAAATCAAGGCTATAAAAAAACCACCAAAGAAGAATTTGACAAGGCTTACATAGAAGTGGTCAATGAAATTAATGAACTTTCAAAACTTTAAATACAATGAGCGAAAATAATTTACCAGCAATAACAAAAGAAGAATTAACAAAAGCAAACGACAATATGCTTAACGCTGACCAGCTTGGTTTTCTTCTTAAAAAAACACCAAAAAATCATGTCTACCAAAGACCAGGAAAAGGTGGCGCAACATGGAATTATGTAACAGGAACTTATGTAAAAAAAGTGCTTAACTTAATGTTTGGATGGGATTGGTCGTTTGAAGTTGTGGAGCATAAATTTGACTTAGTAATTGGTCAAGCTTACGTTTTAGGAAAGCTAACGGTTAATAGTCAAGGTAAAAGCATAGTTAAAATGCAATTTGGTAGAGTTGATATAAAGTTTAAAAGACAAACAAGTCAGCAAATTCAAAACAATGAGTCAAAGTTGCCATTGGACATAGGAAATGACTTAAAAGCAGCAACAACAGACGCATTGAAAAAATGTGCCGCAGAACTCGGTATTGCTTCAGACGTTTACTCTCCTAATGAGTTTAAAGAAATTCAAATCTTAAAAGACGAGAATCCGACTATTGACCCTGAAGAAGAAAGAATCAAATCGACCCTTGAAAACATTACAACCCAAGAAGAACTAGAAAACATCAGACCTCAAATAACTGAAAAATACCTACCGCTTTTTAAAGAAGCTCAAAAACGAATTAATAAAAAACAATAACCATGAACTTCGATAATTTCTTATTTAGAGCCTCACAAGCGCATTTTCTTACCGTTGGTAATATTGGATTAAACAATGAGCAAAAAGAGAGAAAGAAAGAGCTTGAATTAAGAAAAACCACATACTATTCTCTTACTGAAAAACAAGAAAAAACAGTTAAAGAATATACTGCTAAAGAAAACACTTTAACTGAGAAGCAAAAAAAAGAACTTAATAGACTTAAGGAGAAAAAGAAAACACTTATCGGTTTAACACCTACCATGACTGAAGAGTTAAATGATTTAGCTTATATAGACGAAACACAGCCGTTGCCAAAAACGATGCAAACAGAATTACGAAAAATATACAGATCAACAAAGTATAATCGTAAATTCTTGTTTACTAACAAATATGTTCAGAAAGGAATTTCACAAGAAGAAGAAAGCTTTACCACATACCAACAATGGCTTAAAAAAGTTAAAGGAATTGATTTCCTACTTTTAAATAACAAGGTTAGAATTGAAAATGATTTCTTTACTGGCGAAACAGATTGCAATGAGCACTTCTACAACAAATTTGGTTGGGGATTTGACATAAAGACTTCTTGGTCAATAGAAACTTTTCCTTTTAAAGAAGACAAACTTGACGATAATTATTTTTGGCAAAACCAAGTTTATATGAATCTAACTGGAATCAAAAAATGGAAAACTGTTTACGTTCTGGTCAATGCTACTGAAGACGCGCTTCATAAAGAAAAAATGAAATACTTCTACGCTTACGAAATGCATCAAAGCGAAAGAAACGAAGAAAAATACAAAGAAGTTTGTCGTGATCTTGAAAAACTTCACATCGTTGATTATGATAGATTTGTTTTTCTTAATCCAGGACATGAACTAGAAATAACTCGTGATGAATGGCATGGTAACAATTGGGACATTCCGCTCATTGACCGAGTTCTCGAAAAAGAATTACAATACAGCGAATCAAAAATAAACTTCCTAAAAAACAGAGTGAAAATTGCTCGTGAGGAATTGAATAGAATTTGATTACGTCCCTCGGTGGGCTATTCTACCTAACGGTATGTATATGCACCGTATGAGGTACGAATATGGGGTATATATGATGTTACCCAAAGTACGGATTATTAATTACAAAACTTAAATAGAATGACAAAATTAGAGAATTACTTAGAAGATGGTGCTAACTACCAAGCAAGAGCAACTTTAATGTTTTTACAAAGAGATGCTGATATTGAAGAAAGTTGGAATGATGAATGGAAAAGATACGATGCAGAAATACAAGTTGCTCGTTGGGAAAATTGCAGAGAGCAAGGTTATGTAGTAAGCCTTAGAAACAAAAAGCGTGAGCAGTTAAATATCGCATTTTTTGAACACAGAAACTCGGATAGTATTTGTGCTGTAAAATGGCAACAAGAAAGCATGAACACACTAACCATTGACAATGCAAAATTTGGCGATGTGTATAAAGACAAATACGATACTTCACATTCTGTTGGTTATGGGAAGGCTTATGAAATGGCTGAATGGATTATTGAACAACTTAGAGAACATTGGATAAAAGCACAGTCGTAGTATTGTGGGTAACGGGCAGCGTGTAAGGTTCGTGGATGCGCAGCATACACATTAGAACCGTTTGAGCTGCGCATCTATAAGCTTTAAACATTGTTAGCTATCTGTAGCCCAGCGATTAGAAATGAACAAAATAAATATTAACAGACGATTGCCGATGCGTAGCCATACGTTGACCGTTAGCCTACAATAAGCAATCTTTTAAACTATTAAAATTATGAAATTTGATGATTGTGAACACAACTATGGAACATACACTTGTTTTGAATCAGGTTATGAAAGGTGTAAAGCTTGTGGTGTTGTAATGAACGCTAGTAAAGAAGAATTTTATTCTGATGAATAATGCAAAAATGCAGTAATAATTTTACTGGTTTGATTGCGTGCCTCGATGGATATTGTAGGCTAACTGTTTGTATAACCATCCGTTTTAATGGTGGTTATACGTTGTTAACTACTGTTATTTTTGTGCGGTGGCAAATTAATTTTGATAAAAATTAAAATATTTCTTTAAAATAGTTGTGTATATCATATATATAATATATATTTGTACTGTTGCAATGAAGCAATAACCTTAAACCTTTTAATTATGAATACTTTAAACAACATAGTAGAAATGAACTTAACTCAAAGAGAAATAAACATTATAGCTTTTGAAGCCGAAGGTGTTAATCCTTACGATGCTAATATGATGGATGAGTTTTCTGTAAACACTTTTCATAGAATAATGAAAGCGTCTACCACTATATTAAGCCCTTCTTATGTGGTTAGAAGATGTTATTTTCTTGTTAACGGTAAAAAATTATCAAACTAATGAACGATACACAAATAGAAACTTTAAACTGGTATAAAAAAAACAGTTCAAAGTTTAAGAACATAGAATTTAAAATAACCTTAAAAGATGGTACTTTGAAGATAGTTACTAAAACCCATATTTATATAATGGGTAAAAGAGGCGGATTAATAAACATAGAAATACGATAATTATGGACTTTTTAAATATGAATTTACCACCAGAGGATGAAAACAGTAACAAGTTTCCAAAATTAGATACTTGGTTTTATTTTATGAATGAGCAAATGGAAGAACTTGAAAAAGTACAACAAAAAGGTAGGATAAACTCATTGCTTTTTGATAATGATATAGATTTAATAGAATGAGAAAACTAATAGACATAAAAGAAAAAGACATTGAACCATTAAAGATAATGGCAGTTAAGTCAAATAAAGACCTTAAAAACTACATTCAAGACGTTTTGAGTGAGCACGTTCTGCTTGGTGGCAAAAAAAATAATTGTAGTTAACGTTGAGCGTATGAAACGTAGCGTTTAGAAAGCACAAACTTTGAATTAAACATTAACATTAATAATTAAATATTTTTTTAAATGAAAACACAAGAAAGAGTTATATTAAATAGTGGAATTGTAGAAGAGAAAGGTTTTGAATGTGGCAATACGAATTGGTATTATAATGGTGAATTAAACCTTATTTTATGGTGTTGGGATACTTGGACTTTAGAAAGACCGCCTAAAAGCGCAGATGAAAGAGCGAAAGTAATAAAAGATAAAATTAGATATGTTGATGAGTTGGAAGATGTTTTAAAAAATATTTAATTATGGGTAAGTACACACGAAATAGATGGTTAAGCTCTTATGTAGCTATGTTTTATACGCATTGTTGTAAACCGCAGGGAACTGTTAATTTAAAACATTAAGAATGAAAGAACCAAAGCAGATAAGCGATAGAATAAAAGACCTTAAAAAAATTAAAAAAGAGTTTGACGAAGAGCCAATAACTAATAGACAGGAAATTAAAATACTTAATGACCGGATAAAGACTCTTGAATGGGTTTTAAATTAATTGTTTACAACGGACGAGTGTATAGCAAGTAAGCCACGCGCTAAACTTTGAATTGAAATAATAACTTAATTGGCTTATTTGCTATACATATTGTTAGCAACTGGGCGGTTTTAAAACGAGAATATTATGATGTACGCAAGTAAAATAGAAATAAAGTACGAACCACAAAAGGTTAGATACCAACGTGAAGTAGAGCTACCCGATAGGCTACTAACACTTGAAGATATAGGTAAACACCTAAAAGAAGGTGAGAAGTTTGGTTTCTTCCAAAGAGAAGAAGGAAGGCTTGGACTACCTGTTGACTACATAAGCATACATGGGTACAGAGATGAAACCAAAGAAGAAGTAGATATAAGGGTAGCGAAAGCGGAGGAGTACAATGAAAACTATGAAAAGTTTCATGCGAAGTACAGAAAGTAGCCTTGTTGCTAACGGAAAAGTATATGAAAAGTAGGGGATTAAAAGTAAGTGACGTTTATTGTGGCGATAATTTTGCAGACGTGCAGATAGCTCCGATTCTCAATAAATTACCCCCTATTTTTTATATACATTGTTACCTATCTGTAATTTTTAAAAACCGCCTGCGTGAGGTACGAGGGCAAATAAAACACAAAGAGAATGAAATATATGGGAAGTAAAAATAGGTTTGCAAAGTATTTGTTACCTATAATTTTAAAAGACAGAAAGCCAAATCAATGGTATGTAGAGCCCTTTGTTGGTGGATGTAATATGATTGATAAAGTACAGGGTCATAGAATTGGTGCTGATGCAAATAAATATCTTATTGCTATGTGGAAAGGATTGCAAGAGGATTTAAAAAGACCTTTGGAAATACCAAGAGAATTACACGCAGAAGCAAGGACTGAATATAATAACAGACAAAGCAATAAATTTACAGATTTTGAAATTGGTTGGATTGGCTTTATGGCTTCTTTTAATGGTAGATTTTTTGGTGGTGGATATTCTGGAAAGCATAAAAATAGAGATTATGTAAACGAGCAAATAAGAAACACAACTAAACAAATACCATTAATAAAAACAGTTGATTTTTACGATTGCGAATACCAAGATTTAGATATACCAAGTGAAAGTATAATTTATTGTGATATACCATATCAAGGAACAAAAGTATATGATAGTAAATTAGTTTTTGATTACCCTAACTTTTGGCAATGGTGTAGAGATATGACAAAACAAGGACATAAAGTATTTATTTCAGAATACAATGCTCCAGAAGATTTTAAATGCTTATGGGAAAAAGAAACTAAAGTATCTATAAGACCTACAAAAACATTAATTCAAACCGAAAAGTTATTCACGTATGAGTGAGTGGCGGTTTTTAAAAATTATTGTAGGTAACGGTTTGTATATGATTTTGTAGGCATAGACAAACGGATAATTTACGATTAACACCTACTTAAAAGACAAGAATTAAACATTGAAATATTAACCAACCGCCTATAAATTATATACTTTGTTATATGTAGTGCGGTTTTAAAAGACAAAATCTTATGGGATGGGATTGCGATGATAAATTAGACCAAATGGGTGAAGATGCTAAAAGACATTTAAAAGACCATATAGAAATGTTATACATACAGGCAGTAAGCAAACTTTCTCCTAAAACAAAAAATGACACATCTAAAAAATTAGATAGTAAATTGATAGAAAACTTCCTTAAAAAACGAGGTTATACTATGAATTATGTTTTAGGAAAAACGGTTATGGTAAAAGCATTTACTTGTGTATATGTGCAAGATGATTATGTAGAAGTATGGCACGATAAAACAAACAATGATAAATCCGTTTTTGTTAATGAAAGTTTACTTACGGGATTGCCTATTACACTTAATTATATGGAACGAATTTAGCATTATATATAACGTTAAAGTATAAGACGTGTTGCTGAATTAAGAACAAACCATTATTAATATGCCATAAAAAAACAAAAAAGGTGTGGCAATAAAAACTAAAAATATGATTGTAAAGACAAAATTTAGAGCCTTTTGTGAGGTGGAAACAGACAAAGGAACTGTAAATGAACTTATGTACTTTGATCCAATGGAGTGTGATAACGGACTTTGGTTTTCTGCTCCAGATAATGTTTGGCATATAAACGAGTATTTTATACTAATGCAATGGACTGGATTAAAAGACAAAAATGGAATTGATATTTACGAAGGTGATGTAGTAAAAGTGAATAAAGACGAGATAGGAAGTATTGACTTTAATAGGGGTAATTTTTGGGTAGGATTTTATCAAGAACCTTCACAACAAAACTTATCTGACTTTGTTAAATACAATTCTAAAACAGATGCTTACGACATTGTAGAAGTTGAAATAGTTGGCAAAATAGATTTTGAAAATGTAACAAGACATTTAACCGTAAGTAGCTAAAAAAGCGCAAAGGCTTTTGTTTTTTTACATTGGGTTAAGAACTGACCTTAATAATTAAGCACAAGCCTTGCAATACGTTTTATACGGTGTTACCAACTGGCGCACCTTATAGAGTATTGATAAACGCAACCTTTGTGCGCTTGTTGGTAACGGATGGTGGTATGAGTAGTAAATAAAACGGATTAATAAACTAAAAATTAAATATTATGACAACTGAAGAAAACAAAACAGAAATTACAAAATTAAGCACTTGGGATATGGCAGACACTGTTGTAAAATGGGAAGGATATGACCAGACAACAATACCTGAACCAACTGCAAGAAATATGAAATTGTATATGGATAAAATAAATGAACTTACAGAAGCTGTAAATAAATTAACTGCACTTAATAAGGGCTTAATTGATGCACTAAAGTAGTTTTATTTATTACTTATACCACGTGTTGTAAAATCGTTTTAATGTTTTACAACTATCATATATCAACAATACTAGAAAAATCAACACATAAGATATGAGTTTATACAAAATTACAGAACAAAAATTGTATTATTTAGGATATTCAGAAAACACTATTAAAACTTATTTGAATTACATTTTTGAGTTTGACCAATGGTCGAAAAAACATCACTCAAGGTTAAATTCAAAAGACATTCAAGTGTATTTAGATGATTACAAATTCAGTTCTAGGTCACAACAAAACCAAGTTATAAGCTCATTAAAGTTTGCATGGGAAAAAGTTCTTGGTAAGAAGTATTTAAAAATTGATTTTAAAAGACCTAAAAAACAAAAGAAATTACCCAAAATAATTGACGCAGAATTACTAGCTGAAAAAATCAAAAGTATTAGTAATTTAAAACACAGAGCAATATTAACTATAGGTCTTAGCTGTGGATTAAGAGTTTCAGAAGTTATAAATCTTAAATGGGAACATTTAGACCGTAAAAGAAATATCTTAAACGTTGTAAATGGAAAAGGTAGTAAAGATAGATGTTGTGTGTTGAATGATGATTTAATATTGTTATTAGAGGATTATTGGAGAGAGTTTAAATCTAAGGAATATATTTTCAATGGTCAAAAGTCGTTAAAATATTCTCAAAGCAGTATTCAAAGTATAGTTAAGAATTACATACATAGAAACGCTTCATTTCACTTTTTGCGTCATTCGTATAGCACGTTTGCTATTGATAATGGAACAGAATTAAAGCCTTTAGCGTATAGTTTAGGTCATAATTCTACAAAAACAGTTGAACAGTTTTATTTTCATCAATCAACAAAAACTTTAAAAACTATAAAGCAAGCTATCTAATGAAAAAATGCAAAGGAACAGGTAAAGCTAAAGGATTTGGCTGCAATAAAGAACTAGATTTTGTCATTGGTCAAAACGGTATTAAATCGTATAAAGCAAAGTACGGTTTGGGTTATGCCTGTGGATGTTTTGCTAAATGGCTTTATACTTCTGAAAAAGGAGAAGAGATACTTCATAAATCAATGACCGTTGCAAAACGTAAAGTTGAGAAAGAAAAGAAAGCAGAAACAAGACGTAAAAAAGACGAATTAAACAGCTCTAGAGCAATGAAGCTTGCAGATATGTATTTTAGCCAATATATACGCTTAAAACACTCTGAAAATGGCTTTTGTACTTGTTATACTTGTGGAGATATAAATCCCATTAAAGGCACGGACAATGGTCATTGGCAAAAGCGCAAAGAGAAATCTACTAGATACCATGAAAACAATTGTAGACCACAATGCCGAACGTGTAACGGTAATACAGCTAAAAACGGTATGCAATTAGAGTTTAGAGAAAACCTAGTTAGAGAACTTGGAGAAGATGAAGTGCAAGAATTAGAAAGATTAGCGAAAACAACAATAGATGCTAACAGTTACTTTTATAGAGCTATTGCAACGAAATATCGTAAACTGGTCAATGACCTACAAAAAGAATTAGGAGTTAAATACTGGTAATAAAAAAATATTAATCATGAAAATATACATTGGAAAAAACAAAAAAGAGGCTAAACAAATATCATTAAAAGATTTATTAGCTCTAAAATTAAGTCAAGACTTGAAAGATAAAAACGTATGTAGAAAAGGTAGATTTAGTGATGATTCTGCGTCATGGATAGATTTACGAAAGACAACAGAAAAAGGAGCTATTGATATTGTTATATGTTTTGACCCTGAAACAGAAAATACTTTTACAGATATTGACGTTTATAAAAGCAAATGGATTTTAGACGAAGAGAATATGAAAAAACTAACTTAAACGAAATAAGAAACTATTACAAACAAAAAATAAAAGAATCAAAAAACAATGACCAATGAGAAATCTATCATTCAAACAATTCTGTGACAAAGTAAAAGGACACAAATTCTACAATAAACAAGGGTCGGAAATTTACAAATACGAGTTATACTACTTAGGTATTAATCCGCACTTGTTAATGATTAATGAAACTAAGTATATCAAAATGAAAAGAAAGTAAACTAAAACCCTAAAAACCATGATTACTAACAGAATTATTAAACACATGGTCGAGAACTACATGAGAATAGAAAGTCTTTCTATAAACTCACGTAAAAGAGTTTATGTAGACTCTCGGTCAGTGTATTACAAGCTATGTAGAGTGTTTTCAAGAAACCGTTCTTATGAAATGATAGGAAAGCAAATAGGTAGAAATCACGCAACTGTAATTCATGGAGAAAAACTATTCGACGACCTTTATGGAACCATTGGTTTTTCCGTGATGAGTATTATGTATGACAACCTATATAAACAGTTATTAATTTTAGCAGACGAACCTGAACAAGTTTGTGAAATTCAGCAGCTACAAGACGCTAAAAGATATTATAGGGCTAGATATATTGCTCAGATTGATAAATCACATTCTGTAATAAGCACATTGACCAGCAAAGTAAATTTGCTCACAAAAAACGATTTGGTTAAGAAAATCTTGAACCTTGATGCAGAAGGAATCGAAGAACTAGAGGAAAGACTAACACCCTTTTTTAAAATGAAAGAACAAAATAAAATAACTAAACCTTGATTTATTAAGATATTTTTAGTTATATTTGCATTGTGCGCCTGACAATAGCACAGCAAGAAATACAATATAAAGGTTTTACCGAAGTAGTCAGTCAGGCGGCGAAAAGGTAAAGCCTTTTTTGTTTTTTAAGCGCAATACAGGGACTTTTTTATAAAAGCTGACAATTGGAAAACAAATAAGAAAATGCAGTACAATGGGATGTAAGCATACTGCAAGGCCAATGCGAAATAGGGATGGCCGCTTACAAAACACCGAAAGTGGATTAAGCCCTAAACTTTTACTAAACGGTTAAAGTAAAAGACCTTTACAAGACTCAGAACTCATTTGAACTGAATGTTTAGGTATACGCAAGGTACTAGGCCTTGCTATACCCTCTAAGATCTAGAATCTAATTACCTGAATGTTTAATACTCTAATAATATATACTTATAATAATCATTAAAATCAACTAATTATATAAAATAATAGTTTGTTTTAAATATTTAAATTAATATATTTGTATTAGAAGTTTTATTTATATAATTATGAAAACAGAAGTTATTATCTCTCGTCCTTTTATGGGCTCGGAGATTAATCAAAAAAGTAAGTCTGGAATGTTTGATGCTACTGGTTTAGTTAAGATAGCTAATATTAAAAGACGAGAACTTGGCCAATCAGTATTTAATTTATCTCAGTTCCTTAAATCTAAATCCACAAAAGAGTTCATAGAAGAGCTGCAGAAAGATAACGAAAGAGTTATTATAAGAGGTAGAGGATCTAAATCTGTTACATGGGTTCATCCTTTGCTTTTTATTGATATAGCACTGAGCATTAACCCAAAGTTCAAAGTTGAGGTTTATAAATGGCTCTACGATGAACTATTGAGATACAGAAATGATAGTGGAGATAGCTATAGAAAAATGGCTGGAGCTATCTATGAAAAATGCGACAATAAAGGAAAGTTTCATAAATACATAACAAAGGTGGCCAACTACATAAAAACAAACTGCAATGTAGAAGATTGGAATAAAGCCACGCAAAACCAATTGTATTTAAGAGATAAGATGCATGAGAATATTTCATTGCTTTGTTCAGTTTTAAATAACACAGACCATGCTGTTAGAATTGGAGTCACAAAAGCAAAAGAAGATAATAAAGACTTGATTAATTAATCTTGGCCAATGATAATACTTAACTTTAAAAGGCTATAAATTGAATTAACTATGGACTTAAAATATAATAATAATTGCGATACTTGTGGTGATACATTTTTAACAAGAGATGCTTTTGCTAAAACTTGCACATTATGCGAAATGGAAAACACAATAAATAAGCTTGAAGCTTTTTCTGTAGAAAACACTAAACATAATTGGTTTGAGAAATTGCCTCTACATTTAAGGTTGTTGATTTACTTTGTTAGTGGATTTTTAATAGGTTTAATATTTTAAGCTATGACAAAACAAGACAAGGAGCGAAAACTAAAATTGATACAGCTTATTATTATTTGTGAGTTTGTTAAATCAATGAAGATTGAAAATGAAAGTTTGATTGATATATTCTACTCTAGAGTCGCTATAAAATGTTGGTGGAACGAGTATTTATTAATTATATCTCAACCTATTGAACCATGAAACCAAAGTACATATCACATAGCATAGTATCAATGACCGACAATTGCATAATGTTATATAACTTTGAATCGACCAATGTAGTAAGTAACATTTCATGCAATATAAAATCAGCACGTAAAACTAAGTCTAAGGACTTGGTGGGAATTTGGAAAATTAAAAAATAGAACAATGGACGAATGTAAAAAAATAGAATTAATAAGAACTAACTTGTTAAGAAGAGGTTCAGGGAAAGACGAAAATGATTGTATTCGAGTAATAACCCAATATTGGACTTTGGATGGTGTTTTGTTGTTTGAATTTGACCCTTTAAAAAATCCAGAACCTCAATTATGATAGACTTACCATTTAATAGTATTGATTTCAGCGAAGCATGGAGCGATTATTTAGATAATAAGCTAGAAAATCATAAATTTGAGTACAAGAGTGAGCGGTCAATGAAAGCAGCATTAAAAAAGCTATACAGATACGCTCATGGAAAAGAAGAAATAGCAATAGCTATATTAGAGAACTCTATTAGTGAGAATTGGAGAGGTTTTTTTCCTTTGCAATACAATGACCCATTAATGATAAAACTACGTCAAGAATCGGTCAATGCTCCTAAGAAAAAAAGCGCAGCACAAATAATACAAGAAGTAAAAAACGGAACTTATGGAAATAATTCATGATATCATAAAAGAAAGTGTAAGCGGTGGATTTTGGAAGTTTATCGGTTACTGGATAATGATAGTTGTTATATTCGGAATACCAGCTAAGGTTGTAATTTTTGCCATAAATAGACCTCTAAGACATTGGTCAATAAGAAAACATGGTTACCCTCCAAGTCATTGTGATGCGGATGGTGATTTCAAGAAAGAAGATTAATCATGACAAAGCTAATAGTTAAAAACGAAACTCTACCTCTCAAGGCTTTTCCAAAAGAGACATTGACCACTATTTTAGAAGGTGAATTTGCAGTATGGATAAGTAATTTACTTGGGCTCACTGGAGAAGATAGCGCAAAACGTCTTTTAGTAGCGCTACCAGCTATAGAAAAACATTTTTGGTCATTGGGGTTTGATGAAATACAAAAAGCCTTTATAATGTATGTAGATGGAGAATTAACTACTAAGCCGCTATCAAATTTTTTGGACAGGGCATTAGTTGGTAAAATATTCCATGAGTACAAGGAGCAAAAACCAAGAAAGCAACCAAAGGTAAAGGAGATTTCAGACGAGAGCAAGTTTCTTTACACGCAAAGCGGCTTAATGAAGTGTTTGAATCATTTCGAGAAACACAAATCCGTCCTTGATGGTTATGCGAACTTTCTTTATGACATACTTTACGAAGAGTATTTGCCTAAAGATAAAGAGTATAAGCAAAAGATTTACAATGATGCGAAACTCGTGATGCAAATGGAACTCCAGGAGAAAAAAGCATCCTCATCTAAGGAATTTAAGGTTTTAAAGGAAGCTTTGAAAGAGATTGAGGGAAGTCGGTCAATGAAAGTCATTGCAAAATCAAAAGAATTAATAGTACTAGAGTTTTTATTCAAACTATTCAAAGACCAACAACTAATGAAAAAACTATTAACCGAATACAAAATCAAAAAGGATGAAAAGTAAAATACTAATATGTTTTGCAGGAATAGGTGGAGAATCTGAATTATGGAATGATGTTGAGAATGACATTACTCATGTTGAGATAGATCCTAAAATTGCCAAAGTAATATCTGATCGTAAACCTAACAGGAAAGTTATCGTTGCAGATGCTTATGATTTTCTTTTGAATAATTTTCAAGAGTACGATTTTATTTGGTTGTCTCCTACTTGTCAAGCTAATAGTAGAATGATAAGAAGTGGAAAGAATCGTAAACCTCGTTACCCTGATTTAAGTTTATATGAAATAAAAATATTTCTGGACTACAACTTCAAAGGTGACTATGTAATAGAAAATGTAGTTCCATATTATAAACCTGTAATAGAACCAACTATTAAACTAGGTAGACATATTTTTTGGTCAAATTTTGAAATAGATGATAAGTTTGAATTAAATCAACCAAAAGGATTTATTACTTTAGGAACTGTTTCAGCTTCTGAAAAACTAAAAAATTGGTTAGGTATAGATTATGAAGGCAATATTTATTATAACGGAAATCACGACCCTTGCCAGGTATTAAGAAATGCTGTTCATCCTTTACTCGGAGAACATGTTTTTAATTGCTACAAAAACTATAAAAATGCAAAACAGTAACCTAGAAGAACAATTCAAAAAAGACGATTTAGGATTATTTATAAATGCAGAGAATTACCAAGAGTGTAGAGAAGCTATAATTAAACTAAAACCGACCATTGACCAGAAAGAAAGACTTCATATTCCCACCAGATAAAGAAGTAGAGCTGATAGCTACCAAAGGCGAAGAAGTATTTTCTATGATTTTGCCTTATGAAAAAGCGCTCAATGTTCCTCGTAAAAAAGGATGGAACTACAAAGTATACCAAATAGGTTTCGCACAGTATAAAGGGAAAATACAGAAAAGTTTATAACGTAATTGTGTATGCCACGTTGCTTATAAATTAACTAAAATATTGAACAATTAAACAACAAAATAAAATGGAAAATACTAAAGAATTAAGCACTGAAAAGCAATGTGATATACACGTTGTTAGCAGTAGTAATAATTTCTTAATTAGGCAAATAAGCGAAAATGAATTTATTATACTTAAAAAATATAAAGAAGAAACTACGAAAGGGTATTTGTGGTGGAAGAAAACAATAATCGAAGAAAAATACAGAAGAATTGATAGATATGGTAATAAATATTTTTGTATTATTTACCCTATTTATTTTACAAATTTAAGCGATATTGACACATATAAAACTTTTGAAGATGCAAAAAAGTGGATAGAAAACTATAACAAATACCCGATTGATTATTACTGCTAACTATTATGTATCAACAATACTAGAAAAATCAACACTTTAACCATTGTTTTATACAAAATCACAAATTAAAAACTGTGTTAAAAATGAAAAAACTATTATTAACTGCATTACTATTAATAGGATTGATTAGTAATGCTCAATTGCAAGTAAATCTAGGCATTGACCCGAAAATAGCAATCCTAGGAACAGACAATAAATACACATCGCACGATGCATTATTTAACTACGAGATTAAAATCGAATACTTAAAAGAAACAATCAACAATCCAAACAATAAGATTTACTTCAATGTAAATTATAAGTTTGTAAATTTAGAGTATAAATATCACTCTATTGGATTTGGAATAGGTTGTCAAACACCTAGATATTTATTTAATCAAAAGTTGCTCATTGTACCGCAGATACAAGCAGAAAGAATAACAAGAGATATTTACAACGGTAATAGAGCATCTGTAATAACTTTAAAAGGAATAACTAGCATAAGACTACCTTTAGATAGAAATGAGCGTTTACAATTTGGATTTGCGCCCTATGTTCAATGGTCAAGAGATATTGGTAAGACGTTTAGATATGGAAGCAATGTTGAATTAATTATAAAAGTGTTTTAGATATGGAGAAAACTAACATATATAAACTTGAAAAAATAGGTCTTTATTGGCATATAATGAGGTTGCATTATGTAGGGTGGTGGATATTTAAGAGTCGAGTTTGGTTGTCTGAATTTCCATACTATCTATACAAAGAAGATGCTGATAAGGCTTTCAAAGAAATAACTAAAAACCATGAACCTAAATAAACCAAAAACATCAAAGGCAGAAATACTATTCACGCTCATTGATAAAGGAGAAGTATCTATTATGGATTTTCCTTATCTTAGTAGTTTTAGAACTAGAGTATCTGACCTTAAAATCAAAGACAATTTACCTTTAATTAGAGAAATGAGAAAAGGAGTAAATAAATTCAATAACACATACACTTACGCAGTACATAGATTAAATCCTTTTTATACTAGGCAAGCTGTGGAGTTGTATAAATTAATAAATGGTTAATGAAAAAACTAAACAGAAAACAAAGGAACTTAAGATATATAAGGATAAAGAATAATATCAGAAGAAGTGGTGTTGTGTATAATTATTTTTCAATACCTAATGATTCTAGTGAGGATTTTATCAATCAATTTATAGATGCTGAAAATAAAATAAATATAGAGAATTTAACTAAAACATATAAGATGGATTTTAAAGTAGAATCCATAAGTGTAGGTCTAGTTAATGATGATTTTAGTCAATTTATAAACACATATAAAATAGGGTATTCTAAAGCGTAATAACCGATTAAATTATTTTTTTGTATATTTGAACTTATGAAAAGAGACTTAGGATGTTTTAATCCTATAAATTGGTATGGATAAACAAGGAATCGACGAATTGTCAGATATGTCTTGAACGAAAACAGGAATTTAAATAATAACTTTAAATATAAAGAAAAATGGGAGTAATTAAAGATGGATTCAATGATTTTAAAGCATGGTATCAATCAAAAACAATTATAGCAGTAGTTCTAGGTGTTGTGTCAACAGTTTTAGGATTATTTGGAATAGATATTGGTGACGTTGTAAATGTAACGTTTACAGAAGCAGAAGCCGCAGCAGACCAAGTAGATGCAATTTGGATTAGCGTTCAAAACTTAGTTTTCTTTGCTGTTGCCGCATGGGGAAGGATAAAAGCACAAGTACAAATTAGATAGTATTTTATTTTTCATAGATTTAGTTTTTAGTTAATTAAGCATCGTTTATTCGGTGCTTTTTTATTATGATAGCATTATTAATATTAATAAGTATAGTTTGGCAAGTAATACTTGTTAGACTTACACCAAATACATTTGACAATGAGCAAAGCAGGATTAGGAGATATAATAGGAATAGGAACGGTAATAGCAGAGCTTTTTAAGTTATTAGAACCTACTGAAACAAGACTACAGATAAAACGCCTTAGACAATTTAGAAGAGGTCGCAAAAAGCTTTATAAGGAATTTAAAAAAGATGGTTTAACCAATGACGAAAAAGCGACCCTTGAAAAGTTAGATAGTGCTTATGTAGAAATGCTTTTAAAGCTAGGTAAGATGTAATAAAAAAAGCTCCATCAATACAATAGAGCTTTTTTACCTTAAACCTAAAATCACATTCAATTAACTATTACCAGTTAATAATGATACTAATGTAGTGAATTATTTTATTATAAATAAATAATCAAAGGTCTTTTTTCTGTATTCATATATCCAACATGAACCCATTTTAATGTATCTTCAAAGTTTTCTAAGGTATTTAGCTTTATTAATTCTCCTTGCTTGATAAGATTTACAATGAAGTCGTATAATTCTCGTAAAAGACCGTTTACAGGCTCTAAATCAAAAGTTGTTCCTTGTTTATGTGTAGAATAAAAAGAGCCATCTGGATCATTGGGAGGTCTTAATCCTCTTGAATCTATACCTAAATTTATACGATTAATGTAAATTCCAGAACCATGAATTTTAAACCATTCATTTCTTATTATTTGCAAATCTCTTAAACAATCTTCATCCAATCTTCTCCATGTGTTTTTTTCTCCTATTGATTTAATTATTTGAGGATGTGCTAGTTCTGACAACTCGTAATTTCTAGGTTTATACATATCTTTTAATTTTTACTGTTCTCACATTCTTCTAGTTTTTCTTTTAATCTTTCTATATCATGATACAATTTAGCTTCTTGTAGCTTTCTTTCTGCTATTCTGTCTGAACGCTTTTTGTTATACTCTATTTGCTCTGTATTGTGTGATTGCTTTTGGTAGAATATAGATGCTGTATTTGTACCCATGATAATAGCTATCATCATTGGCACGAATGCTTTGTATCGCATTATAAAGAATCCGTCTTGTGTTTCTTTAGGAGTGTTCATTATTGCGCATTTTCTGTTTTCGCTCCTTGGTTTCTAAATGAAACTTCTCATAAACAAACCAAACTATCTTAACAACCCATAATATAATAAGTAACCACAATATGATTTGCTGTAAAACAGGATTTATTTTTAAAGCTTCTATTATTGCGCCTTCTAGTTTTTGGTCAGCGTATATTACAGTAGTACCAAAATAACAAAAAACCGATATAAATAACTTTATAGTTTTCATTAAAAACATCTCAGCCATTTTATAAGTAGGTGTATGAAAGCTATAATTGTTGCTGAAAACAATATAGCCATAAATCCTTTCGTATGGAGATTATACCCCAAAATAACACCGAAAAGATTGATTAGTAAAAACACAGTAGTCCAGCCTGTTAATATAGCTTTAAAACCACTGTTAACTTTCTTTATCTGTATCAACCAAGTATAAAGTGACAATAAAAATAGTTCAATCGCAATAGCAATAATAGCAACTCGCCATTGCAACAATTCATCCCCTAATTGTTTGTAACAGTAGAAGTAGTTAAATAGGTTTGAGCCTACTAAAACTACCGCTACTGTGTATAATATGTAATCTTTTATTTTATTTATTACTCTCATCTGCTGGATCGTCTGGCGGAGGTAATGGCGGTTTATCACCAGGAGGCGGAACGATTCCATTATCTTCATCAGGTTCATCACAAAAATAGTAAATTTTTTCTTGCGTTTTCATGTTGTTTTTAATTTGTTATGTTTGTTATTAATCCGTTTGTTACTGTTACTGTTTTTCCGTCATTGCTCGTGAATGTACCACTTACACTAGGTAAATCAGTAGTGTTCAATTGCCTTACCCATACAGAACCATTGTTGATATACATATCATGGTTAGTGAAATCGTATATTCCAACGCCCCTTAAATAGCTAGTTGCGCTTGGGAATGAAGTTAAAGCCAATGACCTGAATCTCATAGGCGAGTTCATGTAAATTGCTCCATTAGTTCCACTCGCCTGCAGACTTATATTGTTTCCATTAGTGTAAATATTAGTCCTAGAGTTAGATTGTATCTGTAAATTAGCTCCTGACTTCGCAACATAATTATTCGCGTTATCGCCATATTGTATTTTTTCTCCAGCTACATCTAAAATTAATCTATTGGTATTTTGTCCAATGGGTCTATAATTTAATTCATTTACATATCTAATATCTCCAAGGTCAATTAATACTCTATCTCCGTTTGCTAGATAATCACTTGTATTTGAAACACCTCTATTGTCTTTCACTAAAGTGTAATTAGAGCTTGCTTCAATGTTTATTACTCGGTCATTGGCAACGGTCTGAAAGTTATTACCAACGATATTAGTGTAATCCGCTGAACTACCTACTAAAATAGCTTGTGAAGTACCAGTATAAGGTAAGTTAAAATGGTTGTTAACAATATATATAGCGTTCCCATTTGCTTCAATTGCGCTAGTAAATCCTTCTCCTGTAGTTGCTTCAAACCAGTTACTAGAAATCATTGCGCTACTCGCAGTTTTTGATACAGAAGTAGTTTCAATCTTTAATGCATAAGTATCTGTAAAGGCTTCAAATGTATTATCTACTAGATGCGCACTATCTCCACCATTTATATAAACTTTATCGTTAAAAGTACTATTTCTTACTGTTACATTGTTTGTGTCGTCTACTTCTAAGGCATATACATTACAACTTTGTACTCTTACATTTTCAATGCTAGAACCTTGACCGCTATTGTTATATATGCGTATTCCAACATTTGCTGTGTTATTTCCATTAACACGTAGGTTTATAATTCTTGCTTGTGGATTAATTATATTTAATACTCCATTTGTAGGATTTGAAGCAGCTTTTATAATTGTACTCCATCCTTGACCTACAAAAGAAACGTTACCACGCACAAAAACATCAGCCATTTGATACGTGCCATTAGGTAAATAAATAGTCCCTCCGCCTTGATTAGTCAAAAATGTACTTATAGCGTTTAATCTACCTGAATTATCTGTAGAATCATCTCCTACAACTCCAAACCAAGTAGCGTCTAAATAATTATTAATTATATCTCCTGTTCCGAATGTAATTCCGCTTAATGAAGGCTCACTAGGACTAACAATAGTTGTTTTATTGTAATTTATTGTTCCGTTGGTAAAAGAACCGCCTTCAAAACTTAAAGTCACATTAGCTGGCAATGTAATAGTATTAGCTCCTAAATCAAAAGCGTGCCTTATAGATAATGTTGTATTATTATAGTTGGCTGGAATACTAGTCCAATCAAAATCACTTGTTGGAACTTTGAATACATCTGTTTCTACACTTCCACCTGTTGATATTGTTATTTCTCCTTTTGCATTTGCGGATTGACCGTTTACAGTTAGCGGTATAATTCCACTTTCATGAGGTAATTGGTAAGATGCATCAGAACTACCTGTGAATCCGTTAATTGTGCCTTTATGTGTGTTTCCTGAATTCTGAAAACTTAATGACGCTCCATTTTTAATTAATGTTTCTGATGAGTTAATTCTAAATTCACTAGAAATATTTTCTATATAATCACCTCCATCATTTACTATTAACTGAACAGCATTATTATCTGCGTCTCTATCTCCTATAACAACTGATAAATCACCACCTTCACGAGTTCCTGTACTCGTCATTGCTTGGGTAGTAATGTTATTAGTTGTAGTCGCTCCTACATCTGTTACTTGTTGAAAGTTTTGACTACCACCTCCGCTAATAGGTAAATCACTAACCCTAACGAATTTTATTTCATTGGTAGTTAAATCTAAAACTAAAACTTTTTCATTAGTCGTTGGGCTTGGTAGCTCATTGACCGATTCTAGTTTTACAGGTCTTTTATGTTTTATAGTTTGAGCATTGACCGAAAACGCAAAAACTAAAATTATTAAGGGTAAAAAATATTTTTTCATTATACTAAGGTTATATCTTCAATTAAATCAATTACATTCCAAGACGCATCGTTATTGATGCTGTTTTCGTTTATACAAATAGCTTTATTCCAGTAAGTTGTATTGTTTCTCCACCCGTCCACTATCATGTCATTATTTTGAATAGTAGTAAGTAAAACATTGTTATTTGGGTGTTTTACCAAAAAAAACTCTCTACCAAAAACACTTACAACTGGTCTTTGGGGCTTTTCAGATGCAGCTTCAAAAATTACAGTCTGAACTTCATAAGTATGACCATAATCTTCTACTGTAACATTTATTGTTCTTACTGTTTGCTCTACTGTAATCATGATCTAGTGTATTCTTTTTCTATATTGTATCTTATTGTAAAATAAGTATCTCTTTTACCGTCTGAAGTTGTTATTTGAATATCTCCTTTTCCAACTCCATGGGGCAATTTCGGATCTGTGTGTGGTCTTTCATCAATTCTAAACCTAAGACTATCAAGTATAGTAATTCCTCCGTTGTTAGCACTTGAAATGTCTATTCGTTTAGTATTATTCCAATACACCTGCATTTCTATCAAAGCACCTGTAAGATTAACACCATCCGAAGCATCAAAGCGTATTATCATTTCTCTGATAGTATCGCCTTGGGTTATCGTTGCTTGTTTTCCTCTATATATTGGAGGTCTGTATATAATTGGTCTTTCGTCGCTCATTGGTTGTTATATTTGTATATTAATAGTCTTTTAAATATTCAGGTACATCACTACTAATGTAAGTTCCTTTTATCTTATGCCAAAACGTATTAAAAAACGTCCATTGCATCCACTTATTTCTTTCAAACATTATATTAGTAGGATATTTTAATGCAATCATGATATCAAAGAAATATATATCTACTCCTTTACCTACATATCCCAATGAATTTAACCAATCATGAATAAAAGCTGCGCACTCAAAGAAATAATCCGTAACCTCTCTTACAAAGGTTGCTCCATCATACTTAAAAACACCGTTCAAATAATCATTCCATGCATTTAAGAAGACAGGCTCAACCCATGTACCTTTACATTCATTATGCATAAAATCATAGGCATCTTGCAGCTCTTGTTGAGTTAAATTTTGAACACTTGTATTTTTCTTAATAATTCTCACTAATATAATCTACTATTTGAGTGTGCAACTCATTATATAATTGCTCTCCTACTGTTTCAGCTCCAATAGCCTCTAGCTTTTCTCTTGCACTTTTCCATTGACCGTTTACAACTTCGTCACGTACAGGTATTAATTGTTCTTCTATGAAATTATGAGAAGCTTCATCTAGTAATCCGCTTTGTTTCGCTAGCCTTAATTTAGCAGATTGTAACGCATAAGCATCTTTACCGTCTTTCATTCGCTTAACATATCTTTGTTTTTCTTCTAAAACAGGCTTTAGTAATTGTTGTTGATTAAATTCAGTTATTTCTTCATTTGTCGCTCCTTCGTAATAACTGCTGCCATCCCACATAGGTTTAACAAAATTTCCTTCATATAAAGGCGCTAAATCCCAATCTGAAACTAAGTCTCCATTGATAATTTGGTCTTGATTATCTTCAATCCATTGGTCGGTATAATTACCTTTAATATAACCATTTACTATTCTTGTTTTCATTATTCGTAGGTTATTATTATAGATGCCGCTCTAAGAGTGTTATTCACAGTTGTATTTCTGTAAAAAAATCTTATAATACTATCATCACTTAAATTACTATGATTCTCTATTGTAAAATCATGTGTATTTCCGTTTGATATGTTTGTAAATGTAAACTGTTCTGCATTTACTATTACTTGTATATTGCTTTCGTCAGGGGAATCCATGACTTCAAAATAAAACTCTAAATCCATGCTGGCTGTATTAGATCCAGCGGTACCCAAATAGAATGTTATACCTGTTATTTGAGACACTCCTTTTAACGGTATTCCTACAGGGTCGCTAGCGGTGTAAACAGGTATAGAGCCTTGACCGTAAATAGTAGTTGAATTTCCGCTCATTGGGTTTGAAGCACCTCTCCATCCTCTCCAATCATTAACTGCGGTAGATAATATAGCGTAATATGTTGTTAATTGCTTTTCACTAGAACCGCCACCTCCACCAGTATCATCTTCATTTTCCCATTTTTCAGTAGTAGAGTTATATTTTAATATCTGACCATTGGTCGGAGTAGATATATCAACATCAGTATTATCGTTAAGACTAAAAGGAGGCAAGTCACCGTTTTCATAGAAAGCCGGATAACCTAAGTCTATTAATCTTTGAGCTAATTGAACTATGGACGTAAAAGTTTCTTCTGTATTACTACCTGTTTCATCATAGAGCGAAACATCGTCATATCTATATCCATTAGTTTCCCCAATTATTCTTCCAAAATTAGAACGCAATTTTATATAATCACCATCAAATATAGAGATTAAGTCACTTGCTCCGTATTCAAATGAATCCCAGAAATGAATGAAATTTTTGTTACCAAACTTACGAATTATTAATGTCATATTCTTTAACTTTATTATATGCTTCTATTTCTGAATCAAATCTACCTATTTGTTTTGTTTTTCCATTTTTTGTTAAATAAGCCTTCCATCTATTAGTTTGCTTACATAAACTAACACCTTTATATTTTGAGCTAAAACTACGTCTACTAATTTTTATTTCCCTACCTAGCTTTATGCTTTCTACAGCATCTAAGTAGCATCTCATAGCTTCAATTTCTTTTTCAAAAATACCCAAATAAATTACTTTATTTTTGTATTCTATTTGAGACTTCCATTTACCTAGTCTATCAACCCAATGAACCCCACTATAAATACTGCTATGTTTTTTCTTTTTGTCTTGAGCATTTTCCCTAAAAGACACACGCTTTAGGTTTTCCAACCTATTATCGCTCCTATTATGATTTATATGATGAGTTACATCTTTATCAAGTTTACCTAGAAATGATAATAAAACTAAATTATGAACACCGAAACGCTTCATCGAATTATTTTTGTATAAATTAACTCTATGGTATCCGTCTTTATCTTTTATATTTTTTAAAACCTTTTCACTATAAGAGCTTTTAATACTACCTTTATTCGATACCTTATAAAGCCCTTCATACCCAGGGATATCTTTCCATATATCATTTCTTATTGTTAAGCTCATTACCTTGCGTTATGTGTTTTAGTTGATGCAATATATCTTGTGTTAATATCTACGTTAACAGATGGGTTAATATATAGCTCTCCTCCGTATGTTTTAAAGTCTGCTTCAACTGGCAATATCCAAGAAACACTTACATAGTCATCCATACCATTAGCATCTAAAAATCTATGCGTAGCAGCCCTATAAACTACTCCGTTAACTATAAACTTCAAGTGCATATACTCGTTATTGTCATTTGGCGTTACTGCAGTACAAGTAAAATCAAACGTAACAACGTCACCATCATATATAGGTGTTAATTTAGCGTTGCCATCCAATAAAGTTAAACCTCCGTTGCTAGATTCCGTACCTGCAAATGCTATTAAATTGTCTGTACTTGCAGTTAATGTTTGAGTAGAAACAAAATCACCTCTACTGTGCCATCCTGTGTAATCTATCTGTGGACTTGTATATTTTGGTGATAACGCTAATTTTCGGTCATTGCGATAAAAACCAAAACCATCTACGTTTACAGAGTAACTTGTAGGTATTGCTGCGTTAGTGTCAATCTCTATTTGAAACTCTATATTGTCGCCCTTTGATAAAGACGTTACATATTGCTCTTGACCTATCCATAGACCACTATCATCTGAAGATAAGGTGAACTCCATTACAGTGTGTTCAAATGTATTTCTAAATATCTTTACTCTACCTGTAACTTGTTCACTTGAATTATTCATTAATTGAACACTAAACCAATAATTACCACCATCTGCTAATACTGTACCTTTATTCGCAATACTTACAGTTGTGTTGTTGTTTACAGGATCTGAATTTGTTACTTTAATGCTTTTGTTTCCATTGAAAGCCACATTTGCATCATACGTCACTGACCCAGAGTTAGTAGCCGACCATGTACCCTCGTTTTGAAACGTAAAAAATGGATTTACTACGTTGTTTCCGTATATTCTTGAATTTCTATCTATTGCTCCCATTAGTCTAATACATTATAATTAAAATCAAAAGCGAAAAATTCACTTATTCCTAAAGTTCCATTTAATTTAAAGATGTTGCTACCTAAAGTTAAGTGCGCTGTATCTGTGCTGCTGTTTCCACCAATACAGTTATATATGTTTGCGTCTTGTAAATATTCAGCAGATGTAATCGTAAATATATTAGGATAACTCAAAGGATTTGATGTGTTATTAAATATTGTCCCATTCATATTCACGTTTCTACCTATTTTAGTAATAGTTACATTATATATAACATCGTTTCCAAACTTAGTAGTTATAACCTGTGATTCTGGACTTTGATTTGTCCTATCAGTTATTGATGTTGGATAGAAATTCTCTAACAAACTATCCTCTATATCTACTGCATCTCCAACACCTAGAACTTGTCTAACTTCAACTGCCGAATTTAAACCTCCGTCATTAATAGATGCTATTTTGTTTTTTATTTCTGTTTTTGTACTCATATCTAATCTGTAAAAAAGTCTTGGTTATTAAAATCACTTCCGTTAAAATCTGCATCAGCCAACGTAAAACACCATGTTTCTGTATCTTCTATTGCTTCATTAGTATCTGTTAGTGCGCTAACTAAGCCTGCTGTTACGTGTATATGGTAAGTGCTATTTGCTGGGTTTTGTATTACACTTCCTGCTATGTCTACTCTTAATTTATTCTCTTGGAAAACACTCATTGAGCCTTCATTAAAACTATCTATAAAAGTAGTTCCATCGTAAACTGTTATAGTTCCTGTGTTTATTTCTATTGGAACATTCCAAGTTACTTCAAATTTAGTAAATGTTGTTCCTGTTATATAATTACCATGTGGTTCAAAAAATATAGGTTGTAGCCCTTCAAATATTTGGTAGTTGTAAGTGTATGTATCTCTATCATTGACCGAAGCTTCAAAATTCAAGTTCATTAAATTTGATTTACCTTGCCTAGAATCAACATTTACAACAGGATTTGTGGTTATCCTTTTATTATCTATATAAATTGTATCGTGAGAAAACAATTTCTGCAATCTTAAAAATATAAAGTAATCTGCATTTTCACAGAAATACGTATCTTTTATATTTGTCAAGAGCCTAGTTGATATTGAATTTCCTGTTGATAACTGATAATACTCTCCTACTTCTGTTTTGTTATCAGGTAGTTTGTATTCGCATTTAAGCCTTATAGATTGATACTTTAATGAGCTTTCATAGTCTATATCTAATAAATTTCCGTTATTAATATAGTCAAACCTATAAGTCTTATCTATTCTTTTGTTAGTTATTTTAATAGGTCTTGTGTAGTAGCTTCTGTTTGATGGAGGGTGTGTTATTTTTATACACACATTTCTACCATGAAAATCTTCTCCAATACCTATTATCTCAATATTGTTTTGTGTATTCCCATTGTAGTCAATATATTCTTCTATGAATACATTATTAGTTATTACTTTTAATTCTGTATCACAAAGACCAACAACTCTAGCTTCAAACTCACCAGCAAAACTTAAACCACCTTCATAGTTTGTTTTCTGCATATATGATTCATCAGGAGATAACTGTATAGCTTCATACTGCCTTATCTGTATATTCTTCAGTCTTTCATCGACTAAAGATTCTTCAATTGAGTTGTATAATTTTAAAAAGCTAAAATCCATTATAAATCTATTATTGCTTGTGTTAGGTCTGTTATATTATCAAATGTCGCTCCTTGAATCTCAAACCTATCATATTTTGTAAAGTTAACAATTTTTATATTATTTTCATCAAATATAGCTAGGTACTCTCCTTGTGTTTCATATCCTATGTTATCATCATAGGTCGCTCCATCAATTATTAAATTATCTCCATCTCTTGTTATTACTATTATATCACTTTCTTTTCTTTCTTCTGCATTAGAAGATAACAAGCTAGTAGCCCAAGTATAACCAAAATCTTTAGGGTAAACTTTTTTCATTAATCCATTCGTGTCTTGAACTCTAATAAATCCTCCAACTGTAGCTAATTGTTGATATTTTCTAATTAAAGTAAGCATATCTTCATAACCTACAATAAGTTCTATATCATACATCTTAGGAGTTAAAATTGCTCCTTGAATATTATCTAAAACAATGTCTGCATTTTCTTGGTAGATTTCACCTCCATTAAATTGAGTTCTTAATTCACCATTGTTTTTGAAGTATGTGTTTTTAACGTCATCTTCTATGTATTCAGCACAAGTACTTATATATGATTCCCAATGAACCAAATTTCGTCTAATAGTATATCTAAGGTTTCCAAATCTTTCTGGATTACTTATACCTTCGATTAAATCAAACTGCTCATTGGTTCTGTTAGTCCAAAGCACATTACTTAAAGGATATTCAACAGTAGTTAAAGAAACTCCGTTAAATCCACTAGGAGAACCAAATAACGTTATAATATTATCTTCTATTGCTGTTACCGAGTAGACTCCTTGATTCTCACCCTCTGTTATTTCAAAGTCAGCAACTCCAATATCAAAACCTAATAAAGCCCAACTTGGTAAATCTGCGTCTTTAAGTAATTTCAGCTCATTGCCATCTACTTGATGCGTCATTGATGAAGTAAAGCCATTTCTAGCGCTAGGAGGTAATGGTATCATATCCATTACATGATTCTTGTCGTCACCATCTAAAGATGTTGTTGTTTTAACGGTTTGTCGCCTTTGACTTTCTATTTTAGCTCCATCAAATATATCATCTATCTGTATTAGTTTAGTTGCTTTTGCTTTCTTGTTATTAATAGAGAATTGAGCTTCTGTATGTACACTTTCAAGGGTGTTTTCTTCATCTCTATCTTTTTCATAGTTTGTAAATCTCCACTCTAAAAGATTTACTCTATATCTTGGGTTGTAGGTTCTTTTAAACTCTTGGTTTGGAGCTAGTAGAAATCCACCATTATCTACATTGTCATAGAATTTATTGTACTGTAAAGTAAACGCATCTTGCTCATTGATTTGAATATCAGCATTGAACAACATAAGGTTTTCTCTCCTATCCTTAAATGTCACATAGAAAGGAACATCATCACGTTGTCTTATTAAGTTTCCACTAAAAGCAAACAAGTTGTAAAATTGCCCTCCTTGGTCAAACTCTGGAGAAATTAAATCAAATCCATTAATAGCTTTTAATGATTGTTTAGCTAAATCAATATATCTAGCGGCATTTATAACTGTATCTATTGCTGTTGATGTTACTGATATTTTTTTATTTCCGCTTATCCATTCTGTTATAGTTCCGTTTCTTCCCATACTCCAATACAAGCATAATCTTGATCCTCTAGGTATATTTTGTATTAAATATTCCCCATTTTGAATTTCAACATCAGGCAGAGTAATGTCATATCTGTCTGCGTAACCACCAAGATTTGTTAATCCAAATCTATCTATACTTTCAGTACCTATAAATTGATATGAAAATACATCTTGATTTACAAAATTCGCTGTTTCGTCTGGATGCTTGAAGTTGAAACTGAAACTATCTATTACATCTGATTGTGTGTAATTGTTTAGATTTTGAGGCAAAACAACACCTGTAAGTGATATAATTCTGAAATTTCCCCATCCACTTGCAAAATCAACGCCTTGCTGTATAAAATATGAAAATTTAAAATCTGAAAGTTTAATTGTCACATTTGTTAAATCCTCTTGTGCATCTATATATCCAAAATTATAAATTTTATTATATCTGTTTGGATCTCCAGTATAAGTTGTCATTGTTCGGTCTATGAAAGATAAGTTTCCTTCTATTGTATTTTGAGCAACAACATTTATAGGATTTTGATTGTGTAGATGAAAAGTTTCATTTCCAGTTATAGTATATGTATAAGCCCAATAAGGTTTGCTTAATCTCCATTGACCATTATAGTTTTCAGGTTTAGCTTTTAGTAAAACTCTTTCAGTAGACAAAGGCGTTATGGTATTTCCATCCAAATCTACGTCTGAAAACATATCTATCTTAGTATCTTCTCGTCGTTTTGCTAATGCCCTATCGGATGCTTGTATGATTTTACATTTAAAATAAGTGCTTTCGTCTGTTTCACTTCCTTCCATATGAACCTCTCCAGTAACAAACTCAATTCCATTTTGTTCTAGGATATACTCTATTTCGCTTTCTGCTCCGTATCTTTTGTCGTATTCAAAAATATGCTCAATGGCGTGACCTAGCTTATCTACGACTAGAGTATTTGGCAATTGATAAGGTGTTTCTGCTTGCTCAAAGAACCCTTTGTAAAATTCCAAGTTAGATTCTTCATTCATTAAAGTAATATCTCTAGCGTAACCTTTCTCGTTTTGCTCAATGACAAACTGTGACGCATCAAACTTAACAAGTTCAGATATTTCTACCCTACCTGTGTCATCATTCTTAAAGTTTAAGAAATGTCTAAATTGCCTTAATTCTATTGGGTCTGCCATTATACTATTCTACCTTTTAATCTTAAAACGTTGTTTTGGTATTCTTTGATTTGTCCTTGCTTTGTTCCATAGACCGAAACTCCGTTTTTGTCTAAGTTCATTACAAAGCTCTCCTTGTTATTTATATCACTTCTCAATCCTCTTATCTCTCTTACAAAGTCCTCTTTTTTAAGTCCGTCATTGTTGATATTTACCATTGGCAACAGTCCGCTACTTAAAATACCGTTGTCGTCTAAAATACCACTTAATTCTTTATTAAAGTATTCTGAATGACTTGTATAAACTTTATCACCAGCAGCCATGTATCTCATATTCGCCCCATCTTCTCCTAAACTCTTAATATTACCCCATCTATCGGTATGCACTTCAGGTCTTTTTTCGTCTACTAAAGCCCATCCCTCTTGTGCGTTCATTGTTCCTCTAAAGTATTCAGGTACAGATTGACTAGATATGGTTGCTATTTGAGCTGCGCCCAATGCTCCTACTAATACAGCTAATGGTATTGCTGCAGGAAATCCTGGATTAGCCCAAAGACCGATAATAGCTTGCGCAGTATCTATAACAGCATTAAATATTGCAGTCTCCTTTTTAGCTTTTGCTTCACGCCTTAATAATGCTTTTTTCTTAGCTTCATATTGTCGGTCAATCTCTTCTCTAGCAGTTGTGCTTTCTCCAGCAAATTGTATTGATATATCGCGTTCTAGTTCAAGTCTTTCAAACTGGTCATTGAAATATTGATTTTGTGCGCTATTAAGGAAATTATAAAGCTCTTGACCTACTTCCATTATAGTATTAGCCCATACAGCCCACTTATCTTGTGAAGCGTCAAGCATTTCTTCAAACTCATCAAATTCAGTTATTAAATTTCCTATAAAGTCTAAACCTAAATCGCTAAAGAAATCTGAAGTAAACCCACTAAGAAAATCATCCGACTTCTCTCTCAATGCTTCTATCTTCTCAATAGCCTTATCCATGTTCTCCTCAAACTCAGGCATCAAAGCTACTGCTTCTTCCATTTCTGAATTTGAACCATTGAGCGCAGCCTCCCAAAACTCTATTTGCCTAGTCAAGTCAGCATAAGCTTCTGTATTCATTGGAACTAATGACCTTAACTCTTTCAGGTATCTTATTTGATTTATATAGAACTGCTCTGAACCGATTACAGGAAACGGATCTTGTTCTTTTTCTTTTTTATTGTTTTTTACAGCCTTAGTGTTATTTTCCCATGCCTTTTTTTCTAGTTCAAGCCTAGCTATGTTTTTAAGTATTTCAGGAGCTTGTTCTTTAGTAGAATCTATAAGTTTTTCTCTTTCAACTTTTAATTCAGCCAAAACAACCGCTAAAGTCCTACCTTGTTCTATTTCCTTTTTATCGGCTGGTGCTTTTTGAGTTTTTAATAGGTTTATGTATTCTTCAATAGCTTTATATTGCCCTCTTAACACGCCAACGGTCTCTTCCATTGCCTTTGTATCTTCATTTTTAAGAAAAATATCCCATTTCTTTAATCTTTGAAGTTCTTCTTGGGCGACAATAAACTTATCTTCTATATCTGATTGCTGCTCTCTTAATTGCTGTATTCTTTCAAATTTAGGTATGGTTTCATCCATACCATCTTGAAGTTCCTTAAAATAATCTGCGTAAGCTTGGTTTTCAGCTAATCCTTCATCGCCAATGAGCAAATCGTTTATCTCTAAAATAATACCTGACAAATTTCTAAGGACACCTTCCCAAACTCTACCAACTCCGCTTCCATTGTTTAGAGTTTCAATAAACATAGTCCAAGAAGTGTTAAGATTTTGAGTAGCTGTTTGTAATGTCTCAACCTTATCAATGGTATCTAAACCAAATGCATTCTCAATTTCGATTCTCAATTTAGGAAGTAAATCAGATGCTAAAACTTCTCCTTTCTTTAGCATTCCATCTAATTCAGATGAAGTAACGCCCATTGCTTTTGCAGCTAAATCAAAAGCTCCAGGGAGCCTTTCACCCAACTGTCTACGTAATTCTTCTGTAGTAACCTTTCCTTTAGATAGCATTTGCTCTAATGCTAGGTATATTCCAGAAAGCTCATCAGTTTTAAGACCTAATACCGCAGAAGCCTCTGTTACCGTTTCAAATATAGCTTCCACTTCTTTTAATTCAAGACCAGCGTTTCTAGCGGCAACAGAGAATTTAACATACCTTTCAGATGTAGTCAACAGGTCTGCGCCGTATTTTAATGATATTTCGTTCAAGAATGCTCTTGTTCTCGCTAATTCACCCTCATTCTCAATGACCGCTTCAAGAGTAAAGTTTAGCTTATCCAACTCCTTAATAGTGTCAATTGTTCCAGTAACAAAATCAGCAAACAATGTTACACCACCAACCACTCCAAAAGCACCGATTAGATTTTTAAAACCTCTAACTGCACTACCTAATCCTGTTTTGCCGAAATTGGAAGTTGCCTTATTTGCTTCGTTTACTCTTTTTGTTAATTTGTCATATTCTTTTTGAGCTATTTTTACTTGTGAGTTATTCTTTCCATTAGCAAAAATAAGGTCTTGCAACCTTGTTTTAGCTATTTTTCTTTGAGCATTAAGCCTAGCATAAGCGCCAACTATTTTAGATTTAGACTGTGCTTCTAAATCAGAAGCCCTAGCTAAAGCTCTTTGGTTTACTATTTCCTCAGAAGTTCTTTGTTTTAACTTCTGTTTTGTGGTTATTAGTTGTTTTAATTTTTCGTCTTGCTTTTGAAGTTTAGAGTTTAGTTTATCTATAAGCTCTCCTTGTTCCTTAATCTTTGCATTGACCGAATCAGGAGTGCCGCTATTTTTGTTTAAAACTTGTGATAACGTCTTATTTAGGCTGATTAATTCTCGGTCAAGGTCTTTAACTTCTTGCTTAATAGAATCAATTAATTCTAAGGACTTCTTCTGTATGTCTGAAAAACTATTTGGCATTTTTTCTCTTTTGTTCGTTGATTTGCTCTGCAAGCTTTACTGCTTCTAGCCATTTCAAAGCACTATCTTTGTTTGTATCTATTTTCAAGCCTGTTACATACTCAACTGATACAACTTGTTTTTCAAGTGTCGTTGGTGTGTCATCTAGGCTATATTTTTGTTTTAAATCTTCAAGTTCTGATACTTTTAGGTTTATTTTGTTTTCACTTGCTTTGTGTTGGTTTAAAAGTCTTTTTATCTCCTTTAATTTACCATTGGTCGAGTTCGCAATTTTCCTATTCCATTTATACCTCCATTCCGCCAATGCTTCAATGTACATTTCAAGAGTTTCATTGTCCATTTCTCGAACAAACATTTGCTCTAGCAGTTTCTTTACAATGTTGTATCTAGTTTGTAGATAAACAACATCTGAAACCAATTGATAATAGTAAGCCATTTCGTTATCATCTATTAATTCGATCCATTCATTTTTTATAGCTTGCCATCTTTCGTTAGCTCCTTTTGGCACTTTTATTTCGTCATATCCATTATATCCAACGACCAAGTACCTGTAATCGTTAGTTTTACTTATAATGTCAAAGTTTTTTATCGGTATATCACCGCAGCTTTTATACAAATGCATAATGTAGTTTTTAATTAGAGTTGTGAAATTTTGGTCATTGAACTCAAAGGAATAGAGTGTTTACAGTTTGTGAAGTCTCATCGTAACAAGAAACCGTAAGGCTTATGACTTAGAAGCAAATATATAAAAAAAACAACAAAGTACATAATTCATTAAAACGCACCATGTACAGGCGTTGTAAAACATTAAGATGAAAGATAATGACATTTATAGTATATGCGAGTATATCCTTAGAGATATAGCTAATAAAGATGATGGAGATTACTATGACTTATATCCTTACTTTAAGTTAGAGAACGGAGAGATGTTATCGGATAACGGAATAGATCCAATGAGAGTAGTTAAAATACTAGATAAGTATGGACTTATAGAACCCTTATACGAAGAGCGTTGCGAATTAAATGAATTAGGAATAACAATAGGTCAAGGAATAGGCTTCATAAAGTACAAAGAGGAAGTCGATAAAAAGAAGTCTAAAAAAGAGATTATTGATAAAAGAAAAGAGGCTAACATAAATCACACCTACTTTATAACAAGACCCAAAAATATTATTGGAATTATACTGATTGTCTTGACGTTTATTGGTTTGGGAACATATAAAGATATAAAGGAATATCTAAGAAGTGATAAAGAAAATGCAGAAGCCCAATCGCAAGAGTATAAGAAAGAAGAAGCGCATATATCAAATGAATTAGAAAAGAAAAAAACACAGGAATATAATAATAATATAAACGAACCCAAAAACGATTCAACCATAGCGAAAAAACACTAAACCTACTCTTACGTGAATTTGACATATGAAATAATTTAATAACGTTATATGAAAACAATAGATATTATAAAGGATTTATGTGAAAACAGAAAAAATGAATTTCTATCAAAAATAGAGCCTAACATATATATGGGGCTTGATTTAGAAAAAACAACTAAGTCTTTAGATTATTTAAAGACAGAAATGAATAATTTCTTAGATAAATTAGGACATGATATCGATGAAATAATCAATAAATCCAATGAAGATTATCAAACTATTCGCGAAGAAAGCTCAAAAATACTAGAAGAAACATCATTAAGTGTCTTTTCTCATTTTATGTAATTCTTCTATCTTTTCATTAAGAGCTTCTAACAAATCTTTTATCTCATCTATTTTATCTATATATTTATCAATTACATGTTTATATCCCACAATAAATAACGTTTTACAACAACGTGTATAAATAATGCTCACACACGCTGAAATTAATATATACTGTGCGTCAATATCGCATTTTCCTATTCGGAAAATCAGCTCTGTATATGCGCACAATTCATACACAAAACCGTTGTAAAGATAACGATAATATTATTGTTATACAAATTTAAAAATCAAACATATTTTCTTCAAGCCATTTTGCTATGTGTGGCTCAATGATATTTTGATTAATCCAATCGTTATGTTCTTTGGTTAGTTTGAATATTTCTCCGTAGATTTCTTCAAGTAGGTTTTGTTTGAATTTGATAGTACTTATTTCATAGGTCATTTTCTTAACATCTACAAATTCTAAGTACATATTCTCCAATGTTTCACCAGTCCAATACATATTGTAAGGAGAGCCTGGAGTTTTGGGTGTTGATATTTTAGCTGCGTCTGCGTATATTTCTGTTACAGCAGAGTATCTGCCTATGATATCACCATCAGAATTTAAACCTTTTGATAATTGACCGAACTTAACCAAATTAACTATCTTACCTCTATTGTCTAAAATAGCTTGTTTTGCAACTTCTGGAATCTCTCTTTGAAGTTTTGATAAGTGGTCATTGAAAAGCCCTGTAATCCTCATAACTGTAAAGATATAAAAAAGCCACCTAAACTAGATGGCTTTCCGAAAAACTAAATCAAAAATAAACTATACTACTCTCGTAGATACTATAGCTGATTTATAAACATCATCGCCTAATACAATTCCTGCTCTGTTGTTAGAAGAATCGTAAAGTCTTGTTGTTATATCATCATTTGTTGTGTTAGCTGTTACAGTAAACGTATATGTTCCATCAGGAGATTCATTTACTGTTTGCGCTAATGTAGATCCGTTTCTTGTTAATAAGAAATCATTTGTATCTGCTCCAACAAAAGGCTTCCCGTTTTGCTTATGTTTAGCTTTTACAACTATTGTAGTAGATGTATCAGCAGGCACTGTGCTATATGATAACACTACCTCATGTATTCCATCTTCTCTCAATGGTCGGTAAGAACCTAACTGCTCATTGCTGATAAAAGTATAATCTGTATCAAATTCAGTTCTATCTGCAAACTGAAACATCAGTCCTTGCTTTGCTCCTGTGCTATCTGTCGCAAATTCATATCGATTAGCTTGTAGCATATTTAAGCTAAATCCTTTTAAAACACCCTCAGAACGTCCTGTGCCAACTACATTATTTTCTCTATCAACAAAACACATTCTGTAAGAGCCAAATGAGCTTAAAGAGGTTAATGCTGCCTGTTGCGGAAGTCCTTTTATTATTTTTACTGCAAATTCATAAAGACCTAAAGTCGCTACTTGCTTAGTTCCATCGTCTAACGTTTCTATAATATCCTCACTAGAGTTATCTGTAAACGTTTTAATCTTGTTTATGATAATTAAATTACCCTCAGCTTTTAATTGCTGAACATAATCTTCATCTAAAGCTTCTGTTCCATCAAATACAAAATCATCTGGAGTTATCCATAAAGAAACTACCTTCTTTAAATCATGGTAACACCCATTGCTTCCTGTACCTAATACGTTTGCTCCAGAACATTCAACTAAATTATATATGTTGTTTAATGCTGCCATCTTATTTTACGTATTTTTTTTGTTTGAAAAATTTATAACCTTCTTTTGTTAAATCTACTTTTTCGCCTTTTTTCTTTAATTCACCACCAATGCTCACGTTGGTTATTAACGTGTACTTTTCGGTCTTTGGTTTCTTAGGCGTTTCTGCTTTTTTTGCCATCTTAATCACATTTATCTGTTAAGTAATAACTCAATTGTATATCTACTGAAAAACAATGATAAGGGTGTATGTCCGAGAATTTAATTCCTTTCGTTTCAAATCCTCTGAATACATTTCTTATGCCTTTTGTTATTCCTGTTATGGAAAATCTCTCAAAAGCAAAGTTTCTAAGAACTTCAATGACGTCATTTTGCGCTATAACATCAGCTCTACCACTTTCTTCAGGTTTCACTCTTTCTAAATCCATCATAAAAACGACTTTCACAGGTGTGTTAAAAACAACTTCATCTTCAGTTGTGTGATTGTCGTCGTCTATGAACATATAAGAACAAGCAAAGGCGTCATTGTAATAAACGTCTTTGTATTCGTTGTTTCCAAGATACCATTCAGGTTTCAATGAGCCATTTGCGTCAATGTTTTTATAAACCCTACCGTAACCGTCTACACTACCTTCCCATTGAGCGGTCAGCTCATTATATAAGTCAGTTTGTATAGACTGTATTACAGTATCAATACCTATTGTTGTCGAAATCGTGTTGTTCATCTATGTCGTATCTAAAAGATTGACCTTTTGTTATTGTTTTCAATAAATTTCTTTGACTACCAAATTTCCTTTGTAAAGATTGTATTTCAAATCTATACCTTGTAGCAATCCCTAAGCTGTAATTGTAGTTTGCGCCTCTAATCGCAAATTTATTAGGCGCATCTCTAAATACATCATAATTTAGCTTACCTACAAATTCATCGCCATATCGCTCATTGCGATTAATTCTACTAGAAGTCATTATAAGCTCTGAAACCACAATGACCATTCTTAAAGAAATAGCTTTATCAAAAGCATGAGGGTATTTACCTAGTAAATCGTCGTCAATGTAATCTCTTTCAAAAGCATCATTAAGAACTTGCTGCACAGATTGAGCTTTCAATACTTCTAAGTAGTCTTGAAAATCATCTTCTGCAATATTAACAATAGGCTGGCAATCTCTGATATTTCTTAGAGTAACCGCACTATGTTCGTCTTGAAAAAACAAACCACTTGTAGTTTCTAAGTTATCAGTGGAAAGGACAAGACCGTTTACAGTCTTGTCGTCTCTCCATCCAACTCTATTAATCAATATAGATTTAGCTTCTGAAAGTTTCATACATTATGAGTTAGCTTGTACTGTTTTGAAAATATGGCTTTCGTTCGCTACATCAGTCCATGCTCCTTCTAAAGCATAAGTTAATGCAATTTCGTACTCATCAACAACGTCTTGAACGTTACCAGCAGAAGAGCTAGTATCTTTTACAGAACTTAAAATGTGAACATCTAAGTCATATCCGAATACTGGATCCATCATTGTAGTAAACATACCAGTATTAGAACCAGCAGAACCATGACCTCTACGGTTTAATGGCTCATTCCAAGTTGTCATTCCTACTAATCCTCTTTCAAAAGCGAATAAAGTAGAATCTGCAGCAATTGTCATTTGCGGCTCTTCAACAAATGTACATCCAGGTAATTGATACTCTGTGTTATCAGCATTTGTACGACCATTTGCAGCTAACTTACGATAATCTGCAGCAGCTCTTTGGTCACCAATAATCATAGTGTTCATTTTGTTGTACTTATTCTTTGCTTGGGCAGATTTTACGAACTCAAATAAGAAATCTTTATTTGCTAACGTATTGTCATACTTATGATTTGTTGTATCAAAAGTCATAATACTGTTTGTAGCTACTTGCGAACGGTTAGTGTTTAACCATGCAATAATATCAGTTGATAAGTCTGTGTAAAGAGAAATCAACTTGTTCTTCATCTCGTACTGTAAGATGTTATCATAAGACAAACGGTTATCGTCAGCTTGCTTGTAAGATACTTTGAAAGTCTGTGTTTTACGTAAATACGTAATAGTCTTTGTGAAAGAATCAGGGAATGCTGCTGCTGCGTGTGTTGCAGATTTAGCTGTTCCTGAAGCTGTGTAAACACGCTTGTTTAAATCCACCTTTGTAGGCTGTCTGTCTGACTGCTTTAATTCGTTTAAGTTTCTAAACAATGCTTGCTCTCCATCAAGTAAAACTCGTGTTGCAGAATGTTGAAAATCTCTAAACTCTCCAGCGTCAATAAGGGCATTACTCGCTTTAACAATTGCGTCAAGTCTTTGAGTATCCGTTAAATTTGGCATTTTCTAATTGTTTTAAAATTAATATTCGGGGTTTAATCGTCTTTTCTGTTAACTTCTCTTAGTAGGGCGTTATATTCTTGGCTACCTACATTTAAACCTCTTTCTTTAGCTAAAGTTTCAAACTCTTCTAAGCTACTTGGTTTTGCTCCTTGACCGTTAGCTACTGGATTACCTCCACGACCTCTAGGTGTTGGTGCTTTATCCCATCCTTTTTCTGAAATAAATCCTTTTACTGCATCTTCAATTCCTAATGGTTTCTCAACATTGTCTTTTAACTTTTGACCGTTTTTATAGATTCCATCTTCCTTGATTTCATGTGACATAAAAAATAAGTCAACTCCTTCAGATTTGTTCAACCCTAAATGCTCTGGCATAGTAGGAAATAAACTTTCAGCTTTAAATCTAGTTTCTTTTTGTTTGTAACTAGCTTCAAGGTCGCTATACGCTTTGTCTTTATCAGAAACAACCCCTTGTAATTTCTCAATGGACGCTTGCAGTTCTTCGACCTTTTTGTTCGGTTCAATTGATGCGTCTGCTAATACTTTATCTTTAAACGCTTTTACAAAAGCTTCTTTATCCTTGATTCTCTCATCGAATCCAGCTAAATCACTTAAATCTTTTAGCGTCATTTCTCTTGAAGCACTAGCTCCTTCATCGTACTTTTCTTTACCTAAATTTGTTTTGATTGTTGTAATATCCGTTTCAGTATAAAACTTAGGTAATTCTAATTTTGCATCTTCGTTTTCAGAAGATAAGGACTTTGTCAATAACTCGACATCGAGCTTTAGCGTTGAAGCTAATTGCTCTAGGACTTTTTTATTCATTCTTAATTATTTAATTTCTCTTTTAAAGTAGCAATATCCCATGCTGGAAATGGCTTTTTGTCAAACTTTTCTTTGTACTGCTTTTGAAGTTCAGCTTTTTCATCTTTTTCTTCATCAGTAAGCTTAGTTTTTTCTTTCTTAGGTTTTTCTTCAGATAAAACATATCGTATAGCTCTTTCTTGCTTATACAAATTCATAGTTTCTGCTTGTTCTTCCGTAATCATTACGTGTTTTTGGACTTTATCTTCTTGCCCAGCTACTCTAACCATCAAAGGTTGCCATTCGTCTCTGTGAAATTCTTCCACATTATGCCTCTTCTCTTGTTCCATTGTTTAATTGTTTTTGATTTATATAATTTTCAAAGTTATTCCTTAATTCTTCTTCGCTTAACATTATTTTCTGTGCTTCGGTCAATGAATTTATCCATTGAGAGTAAAACACCTTTTTAAGCTTATCTTCACTAGAAACCCATTCCATACCAGCTAAATCTGTAACGCTAACTGTTGGAAATGGCTCAATCCTAGATAATTTCTCTAGCTTATTAAGTTCTACTGTGTCATTTTGATATTCAGCTTCTAAATACTGTTTTCTTAGATCTAAAAGTATCATGTCTGATACAGGAAAGTTAGTAGTTTCTGTGTATTTCTTTAAAATATCATCAGGACTTTCTAAGATATACCTCATTCCGTAAGAAACAGAACTTTCGTAACTCTTATTTCCTAGAATAACACGTCCATAGCAGTCTAGCATGAACTTGTGTATCTTAGCAAATGTATCTGAAATATCCCTTAACCTATCTTGTACTGGTTGAGCATCTAAAAATCTACCAGTGGCAGTTTCTCGTTTACCACCTTGCTCATACGTTGTTCCCCACATCGCTTGAAACATAGTGTTTCGTGTTCGCTCAATGTTATCAACGTAGAATTTAGCAGTTTCAAGGTCAGGACTTTCGTAACCCATAAGATTTGGGGCAAGTATTGGGTCACCATCCTGAGGAACTGGTATCACAGTTTCATCACTAGGATTTGTTCTTGATTTATGTCCTTCGCCACCACAACTAGGGCAAGTAATAACTTCTGTTCTTTCTGCTGGGTCACTGTTAGGTATTAAATCTCCACCAATAGTCCCCTCTCCTTTACATCTAGTACAAGCTTGTGCATAACTCCAATATCTAGGGTATAAATGCGCTAAGTTGTGTATTGTAGTAGTAGAAACATCACGGAGCAAAGCGTCTGCATCCTCCACAACGTCACTAATGATACTTTCAAATATATCTTCATTAGGATTTTTTTCATCTCCTAAAATCATTGCTGGCACAAAACCAAAGAAATTATCTAAGGTTTCTGATTTAATTACCCTTATATCTGTTCCGTCATTAACGAAAATTCTATCCGTTTCCTCGTCGATAACTCTATAATATAACTTATCTTTTTCTTGTTTTAAACGGTCAGGACTTATAGCTCTGAACATTTTTTCTTCTTGCTCTGTAAGTTCTTTTTTGTAAGGAGCGAAAATTATCGAACGAACTGTGTTTCCTTTATTGTCGTAGTAGAAAATATCCTTTGTTGTTACAACGTAGGTTTCAAGCATTCCATCAGGGTCAATGTCTATAAATATAACACCATTTGGGTCAATAACATACTGCTTTCTTACTACTTTTTTAAGGTATTTTTTAATATCTAAACCATCTGCAACCTCGCTAATACCTTGTTTTAAGGTTTCAATTTCATTTTGAGGTACGTTGTATGAAGTGTTTCCGCCCTTTGCAGTAAAAACCTTATCAATAGGTCTAAGTATAAACGAAAAAAGAGAACGATTAGACTTAACTAATTTTTCTCTTAATAGTTTTTGTGCATAAGTCTCATAATCATCTAGCGTTTCAAGAAATTTAACCACATTCAGCCCAGTGATATGCATATTTATCTTCCTTGCCTTTTTACGAGCAAGCTTCATATCATCTGAAACACCACCTTTGATTAATGAAATTACTTCTTCATTGCTAAGAGCCATAATAAAACAATTGTTATAGGCAAATATAATAAAAAAGATTTATAAAATAAATAATACTTATAATTCAGTTACAACATAGTATAAAACACATTAAAACGATGTTTTACACAGGCGTTGTAAAGATAATAAAAATATTAAAACTACAAAACTCCACGTTGTCTAGAACCCATAAACTTACGCTTTACGTCTTTTAAGTCAAACCATACACGCATAAACATCATGTCACGCCAATCTGGGCTTCGTCCTATATCTTGTTTTATTTCAGCTTTACTCTTGCAATCTAGCTTTCTTTCAGGGTCTTGGTCGCCTTTGGATTGTATTTGAGCAAGTTCAGCTTTGATTTCTTCTTTTTGGTCATTGGTCAAGTCTGCCTCAATAAAAAGCCCTGCTTGATTAATCTTGTCAGCCAATAAGTACAAGCATTGCACTTGTAGGTTTTTGTAGTTAGGAGTATCTTTACCTTGTTTTACTGGTCTAGCATTGTTTCTGAAGCCTTTTATTCCTGTACCATCTTGAACACCTCCACCAACTCCATCAGCATCAACAATACATCTAGTTTTTGGTATTTTATACTTAAATCTAAGCGTTCTAATGGCAAGCTCTATATCTGTGGTCTTTGATATATCTAGTGTTATTACTTCTTTTAATCTCCATCCACTCCAATAACCAATGACCGCTTTATCACTACCAAAACGAGCAACGTCCGCAGTAATATAACCTTTACCATCAGGAACTTGGTCATTGTCATAGATAATATCTATCATTTCCTGTTCTGCTAATTGATAAGGGTTGTCGTCATAATCCCAATTACCTTTAAATAGACGTTCATAGGTCGGTTTGTGGTCAACTGCCTTAGCCATTAATCCATCTATATAATCTTGGTCAATGAATGGATTCTCAGTAACCATACAATCTAAATATATTCTTTGAGGTCTTTTTCTTCCGTTTGGCAATGGTATTTTATTTTCTTCATACAATGAGCCGTTCTTATGTTTATCATAAAACTTAGTCTTTGCCCAGTTCTTCTTTGGGTTGCAAGTCATGAATAGCTTTTTCTTTAGATTGTATTTAGAATTTAAGTGCCTACCAATCCTTGTAGCTAACACGATAACAGCCATTTCATGCACTTCACCGATTTCTTCAACCCAACCTGAAGTATATTCAGTAGAACCTAAATCTTCATACATCGGATCGCTAGGCTTATATGAAACTTCTATTAAGTTGATTACACTTTGGTTTTTAAATTCTATATAATTCTTAACAGCATTGAATTTGTACATATCATTGGTTATTCCGTATTCATTGCATACTTTTTTAAATGTTTTGAAAACAGAATCTAATAAGTCTTTTAATTGATTACGAGCAATGAACCAATTAGTATTAGGGTAAGCCAAACAGCTAAACACCTCCCAACAAACACCAGTCCACGACTTTGCACCTCCAGCAGCTCCACCATACAAAAACTCGTCGTGGTCATTGTCTGTAAGTATTTTTAAAGCTAATTCTTGTTTTTCATGCTTAGCCATTGAACCAATATCCCAATCTCCTTCACAATTATTAGCCATACCCTCAACAATAAAGCTAAAATCTCCTTGCTTGAACATTTCTACATAAACATCTATTAGCTTTACGTTTGAGGTTAATTGCTCTATTTGTTTTTCGTCTATCATTGAGCGAGATTATTCTATTGCAGTTAATTCTCCATTTTTCCCAATACCATACGCAGCTACAAAGACACGAACCCAACTAGGAGGATTTTTCATTCCTGGTTTAGTGGCATTCTTGTATGCGCCTTGCGTTATACCAAGTATTTCGACTACTTTATCTTGGTCAATGTTTTCTTCTTTTAGTATTTCTTTATACTTTTTAAGATTTTTTTCCATATTTTCTAAATTCATTTATAAATCCAAGTAGCAGTTCTTCGGTCATTGGCGACTTTCCAATACCTAGTTCCTCGCACACATTCTCAAACTCCAATACAACACATCTTCTTACGCTTGCATTGAACGGAATCTTCTTCTGCAATGGTAAAACTTTTGGATTGTTTGGAAATGGTCGCTTGTATTTCTTTCTACGCTTCTTGGTCATTGATCAGTTTTAGTTCTTTGTTTGTTAATGCGAAGTATAGGTTTTGGAGTTGATGCACGTACTTTATATTTGCATCAAAAAAACACCATTGACCATCATTATTAATCATTGAATCAAAGCGATTATCGATAACTATAGCTGTATATGTATCATTTGATATTTTTAATCTATATTCAGCTATAGATTTAGTAAACCCAAAATCCAAAAGCCACTTCTCGGTCAATGGTATTGGCTCTACATTCTCCAAAAACAAAGTACCTTCACCTAAGGCGTACCAATCATTTTCATTCCATTGAAATGCATCTGTATTATCATCTCTGTAGCTCCATTCATTGTTGTGCTTTACATAATTCCCTATACGTAGTTCTTGTGGTTGTATCATAGTTATTCGTTTAATTCATTCTGTATCTTATTCAATACATTTTGTCTTTTGTTTTTGAAATAGTCTTTTAAGAATCCTATCAATGCTCCTTGTAGTTCTTCGTTAGAACTAGCAGATATTTTAGATTGACCTTCGTTAGCAAAAGCTCTAATCTCCATAAAGCAAAAATCTTTCATTTTTTTTACAGAATCTAGATCCGATTCAATCAAACTTAGTTCATGTGCGTGCCTTTGTATGGCTTTTGATTTAGTTTCGCTCATTGGCTTCATTTTTTACCTCACAATAACATTGACCGCAGTCCATCCAACAGTCACATATTCTTGATTGGTTTGTTTGTTTGTCGCTCATTGTTATTCTATAAAATCTTCATTACCCAACATCTTAGATATATACTCAAAAGTATAAGCTATTATTGTTAAGGTGTACATTATTAGTTTATCTGTCATTGGTCAGATATTTACATTACATTTATTACAAAGAAAATATTTATCCTCTATATAATCCAATTCATCTTCAGTTAAACCCTTAAAATACAAGTCTATTTTATCTTTTAATTCTTTTGTTAATTCCATTGTTATCTAGTATTAAATAATTCATTTGCTTTTATAATATCTTGTTTAGAATCTATTAACCACTTCTCAAATCCTTCTATACACTTACCTGTTAACATAATTTTAGTTTTTATTATTCTTAAACACTAGCTTTATTAAAATCCAAGAAAATATATACATTAAGATTCTGAATGATAAAAAACCAATTATAGTATATAGTACTACTTCCATTTTTTTATATTTTAAAAAGTTCTTTGTTCTGTCAGGAGGTATCGCAAGTAACGAGAATAAATCTCTTCAAGTGTATCTTGCCACTCATCCTGTAAGGTAGGATAACACCAGTGATACCTATTCAACAAACACAACCATCTGACACTGGCTTACTAATGCTACCCTTATCTCGGGATGTTGTTACATATTCTGTTCATTAAATAGCAAAGAACTTTATTTTTTTTAACAACAAAGGCTTTCTTCATCTGACGTGTTTCTACGTACCTTTTGCAGACCTGTCTCTTCTATAACGAGCTTTCATTGCTACTAGCTTAGTGTATTCGTTTTTTACGGCTAATTACATTGAAACGAAAAAACAATTTTGTAACTCCTCCTTTTCCATTTACACTAAAGCCATTACTAACCCTCTCTGTGGTTGTGGTCAATATTGGATTCGAACCAATGACCTTCGCATTATGAGTGCGCTGCTCTAACCAACTGAGCTAAAAGACCATTCAAAAAAACCAAGAGCGAGAAACCTATTAATCACTATTCATATCCCTATTATGAAAATCCCGCCCTTGGAAAAAATTTTAACACCGCTAAGATAGTAATAATATTATTAATAACCAAACATTCCAAAAATACAACCCAAAAATTATTTCCAATGACCCAAATCTATATACACGCCTCTGGCGGCCGCGCCGAAAATTTCAGAAATCAACGAACCAAAACATACTCTACAATACATTCCTTGAATATAAAACGCAACTTCCCTCCGTTCATAGATTTTACTTTTCTGCTCTTGAAGTTGCAAAACTGAGCGTAATCCCACATCATAAAATCACACATGTCATTAGCTTTCTTAAAATAATAATCGTCGCCTGTACGTAAAGCGTCAAAAACCTTAATTATCTCCATAATTTCGCTTATTTTACCCCCCAAATATAACGAAAAACATTATCTAAAGCCCGAGAAACCTTCATATTTTTTATGAACCCAAAATCACTAAAAACACCACTTTTATCACCACAAACCGCTCGACAACGCATTATCGTAACCATCATTACCTTACTTTTTGGAATTTAGGAAAAATTATTGTTTGGGGGTGAATGCGCTTCGCAGCGTTCCGCTAGGTGGGTGGTACCCCCCCTATCGATTCAGTTGTTTAGTTGTTTAAATGTATCATCCCCTCCCTTTATTCTTCTGTAACAACACTAGTTGCAAGGCTTTGAGGTACTCTTTCTTTTCCTGGTCATTCATTCCTACCATGTTGTTTTGTATGTTGTATGTGTCGCCTTTCTGTGCATTGTCAAGGGCGTAGTTGCCTAACATCTTGTTTAGTATTTCGACGGTCTTTGCTTTATCAATGATCCGGATTTCCATGACCTCTTCAGTAACCAGCTCCCCTTTTCTATCCGTGTACTCCTTCTTACGATACTTTACGCTCTGAATACAGCGCTTTACCTCGCTCGGCAATGCTTTTACTTCATCTACACTAAGACCGATGTAATCAGTCGCATCACTGTAACACCATTGTATTAGTTCTCGCACTATCTGTTCTGGCTCAATGGCTGCAATGGCTCTAAGGTTCTGCCTTTTCTCTTGTATATACGCAGCATTGGCCGCTTCCTTCTTAATCGTATTAAATAGCACCCTAGCAGTTCCGTAACCTATTTCTGGTCTATGTTCTTGCACCGCTTTAGCACCGTTGAAACCATTTAGAAACCACTCGTCAATTATCGCCCTATGTTCGTCCTTTACAATATCCATGGGCTTTACGCTAATATCATGCTTCGTTCCTTTTTTATCACTCATATTTCTAGGATGGTTTGTTTATTTGTGTGTTTTTGTGTCTTTCTCATTCTTTTATTGAATTTTAACATAATTTATTCTTATGCTTTATGTTGTTTGTTTTCTTTGTATTGTTGTTTATATGGTTTCTTATTTCGTGTCTTGATTTCATTCTTACTGCTTTATTATTTCCTCAAAGGTAATACTTTTTTGTTATGTTCTTTCTTATGGTGTTTTTCTTTGTTTTAAGAAGTTTTCTTTTATCATTGACCGAGAAGCATCAAAACAAGACTTTCAGTGCCTTAGACATCTTTAAAATTACTATTAATCTTATATACTCGTTAACCCTTATAATTATTTTTTTATCACTTTTGTTATTTTTTTATAACTTTTAACATTTCTTTAACACTTTTTAGTAATAAAATCATTATCTTTACTATGTAGTAAGGAAGTAAGTT